AGCCGGTGGCTCTTTTTTGACAGTTGATTCAATAACAGAAACAGGACAGCTACAAGTCAATGAAATCAATATAGGTTTTTCTAATGTTACTGACCAAGTTAGAAGTTTAGTAGAAAATGGTGAATTCACAGATAAAACTGTAGATATACATTTAGCTTATTTTGATGCTAGTGAATCTATTGTTGGTGCAATAAATTATTTTACAGGGCAAATAAGAAGTGTATCTATAAATGAAAATATAAGCGGAACTATATTAAATGTAACTGTTGCAAGTCATTGGGCAAATTGGAATCTAACAAAAGGAATACATTTTTCTGATGAATCACAACAAGCATTTAGTTCAGGTGATAGAGGTATGGAATTTGCAACTCAAGTTAAAGATGATGTTAGGTGGGGTAAATAATGGCTTGGTGGAAAGCAGCTTTTGATTTTTTTCTTTCAATAGGTACTGATTTTGGTCTGAAAGGTACTTTAGGTAAAGTAGTATCAGGAATTACTGCATTTATAAATGTAAGTACTTTAGTTGTTGGTGTTAAAGGTTTCTTACAAGCAAGACAGATGCAACAACAGGGTCAGGCTATATTAGCTAATAAAACTGCTGCTGGAGGTAAAGTTCCTGTTGTTTATGGAACTAGAAGAGTTGGAAGTCAAATAATTTATATGGACACTCCAAACAATGATTCAAGAGATTTATATGTAGTTTATGCATTGTCGGTAGGTGAATGTGAAGAAATAATTACAAGAGAAATAGAATTAGATGGTACGCCTATAACTAATAGTGCTAGATTTACTCAAGGCGGTTATGTTGGTTCAGATAAAATATCTTCAGGTGCAGGCTCATTAAATACAGTTTCACAAGTTGGTGACAATATAACAAATGCTGGTGCTGGTCAATTTGGCAGTGACCCAACAGCAAAATATAAATATGTCTTAAATTTACATCATGGTGCTGCAACTCAAACAGCAGACCCTATGCTAGTTGCATCTATTGGTAATTGGACTTCAAATCATAGACTAGATGGTATTTGTTATATTGCAGCACATTTTCAATATGATGAAAATGGTATGTGGTCAGGAATACCACAACTGACAGCACAGCTAAGGGGTAAGAAAGTTTATGACCCTAGAAAAGACTCTACTGAAGGTGGTAGTGGTTCACATAGATTTGATGATCCATCTACCTATGAATGGTCAGACAATCCTTCATTATGTTTTTTAGATTACATATCTAACAATACATTTGGTAAAGGATTAACAGCATCAGAATTAAATTTATCTACATTTGATACAGCAGCAGACAAAGCAGATTTTTTACAAGATAATCCTTTTTATGGTGGTGTTGCAAAAACTTTCACTTGGAGTGGTGATGCAGGTGATAATTATATTATTACAAGTTCTAGTGAACAGAGATGGTGGCAAAATAAAATAGGAGAAAAATTCACGTTAACTGATTCAGGTGGTAATACAGTTTTAAACGCAGCCACAATTACATCAGTCAGGTCTACTCGTTATTATGGTCAAGGCACAGCATTAATTATTTATTTTGACCAAACATTACCTGCTACTTATAGCTCACAAACTGGTACAGCTTTAGCAAAAGTTAAAAGATTTCATTGTAATGGTTATTTAGATACAAATAAAAATGTAATGGAAAATGCTAAAGAATTACTCGCAAATATGAGAGGTATTTTTCTTTATGTTAATGGCAAATATGAATTATCAATAGAAGATACTGGAACTTCTACATTTAGTATAACTGATGAGCATATAATTGCTGACTCAGGTATATCAGTTGATTATGGCAATAAAGATAAAAAAGCGAATAAGGTTGTTGTTGAATTTTTTAATGCACAAAAGAAATATGAATTAGATACATCTACAGTTTTACATGATGCAACTCCTGAATATTATTCAGATGATAATGATGAAATATTAGAAATTAAGGCTGAATTTCCTTATGTAACAGATGCATATATTGCTTATAACATGGGTAAAGCTATTCTTGCTAGAAGTAGAAAGCAAACCACTATGCAGTTCTTAGGAACCCCTGAGATGTATAAATTAAATGTAGGAGATATAGTAGACTTAACTTATGCGGGTCTAGGATTCTCAGGTAAAGTTTGTCGTGTTGAAGCATTAGAATTACAGTCAGATGGTTTAGTCGCAGTTAGCTTAATAGAATATTTTGATGTCTATACATGGCAAACCCCTCCTGAAGAATCATTAGAAACTATGGTTGATTCTCCCTCTGCTTATGCAGTTGATGCACCAGCTAATTTAGCTTTTACAGATACCAACGCTTCTAATATTGGTAGACCTAAATTAACTTGGGATGAACCAACAGATTATCCATCTAAAGAATTTAGAGTTGATGTAGTTGATAGTTCTTCTAATAATGTATTTAGTAAAATAGTAGATACTAATTCTGCTGATTTAGCCTTTATACCAAAAGCAACAGACTATGTTGCAAGTGTATCAGGCATAAATACTTTAGGTGTTGAATCAACTCCTGCAACATTAACTTTTACTGTAGGTGATGAACCAACAAAAAATGCTGATATTCAAGATAATACTATTGTTGTAAATGACAAAGTTACAGCCGATTCTATAGGTGCAGTTAAAGGTGCTACTGGCACATTTTCAGCTACTTTATTTGTATTGGTAGCACCAATAAGTATTTTCTATACTTATCAATTAAGAAATTCTGATAGTACAACTGGTAATTTATCAAGTTTATTATCAACGCCAATAACTATTACAGTTCCACCTACTGCAACTGCAACTACGCAGCAATTTATTGCAACTGTGGATATGTCACCTACAGGTGATGCTGATGATTCTGGTACAGATTCAACTTATTTAACTATTGGTATGTCAACAAGTTCTAGTGCAACTACAACTTGGACTACAGGAGAAAGTTATGAATTTGTTGGAGCACATATTCCATTAAGTGTATCTATTATATTTTCAATAACAACATCAACAACTGCATCTGTTACAAGATATGTTCATGCTTATGCTGGTGCATTAGATTTGGATGGTGGTTTTAAGGCTACAGTTACAGTAGAGGGTTTATATAGATGATAAAAATAAGTGTATATAAAAAATCTGATGGAGTTATTATTGAAAATAGGTCAGTAAATACTTTAGATGAAATGAATACATTAGATGATTCTATATATGGATATATAGAAGGTCATTATGATATTGAAAAATACAAATGCATTAATGATGAAGTAGTTGCATATCAAAAACCAGCAGAAGATATAAAAATACAAATAAGAAGATTTAGAGATGCATTATTAGCAAATTCAGATTGGACTCAAAACAACGATAGCCCTTTATCTGAAACTAAAAAACAAGCATGGGCAACATATAGACAAGCATTAAGGGATTTACCTTCACAATACAACTCAGATGATAATATTACTGATGTTATATTTCCAACTATCCCTGAATGATTTAAGATATATAAAATAGGATTTTATTATGGCACAACACGATTACAACTTAGCAAACCAGTCAGGTGCAGACTTTAGAGCAGATTTAAACAATGCTTTAGGAGCTATTGCAACTACAAATAGCGGTGCAACTGAACCATCAACTACATTTGCTCATCAATTATGGGTAGATACAGGAAATAATGTATTAAAAATAAGAAATGGTACTAATAGTGATTGGATTACTACAGGTATTAGTATTACCACATCAAACATACTTACAGGCGACTTAACAGGTAATGTCACTGGTAATCTAACAGGTAATGTTACAGGTAATGTTACTGGTGATTTAACAGGTAATGCAGATACAGCTACTACACTTGCAACTGCAAGAACTATATCTTTATCAGGAGATGTTGTAGGTTCAGCATCTTTTGATGGTAGTGGTGATATTACTATTACAACTACAGCACAAATTGATTCTATTGCTTTAGGTACTGATACTACAGGTGATTATGTTCAATCTATTTCAGGTGGAACTGGTGTTACAGTAACAGGTGGAACTGGTGAAGGTTCTACTCCTAGTGTTGCTATAGGACAAGCTGTAGCTACAACTGATGATGTTACTTTTAATACCATAACTGCAACTGACCAGTTTATAGGTGATATAAGAGGTGCTGTTAGATTTAACGCTAGTGCTGATGGTGCTTTATCTAAAGGTGATGTTGTTTATATATCAGGTGTTAGTGGTAATACTCCTACAGTAGCTCAAGCTAAAGCTGATGATGCTTCTAAAATGCCTGCATTTGGTTTTGCTGCTTCAGATGCAAATGATAATGCTGCTGTTGAAGTTGTAACTTTTGGAACTTTATCAGGATTAGATACTTCAGGTGTATCAGTAGGACAAGTATTATATGTTTCTACAACAGCAGGTGCTTATACAACAACTGCTCCAACAGGTGAATCAGCACAAATTCAAAATATAGGTAAAGTTCAAAGAAGTCATGCAAGTGCTGGTTCAATAAAAGTAGGTGGTGCTGGCAGAAGTAATGCTACGCCTAACTTAGATGATGGCAAGATATTTATAGGTAATGCATCTAATCAATCATCAACAGCAACATTAGATACATCTATAGTTGTTGAGAATACAAATTTATATTTCAATAATGCTAGAGTAGAAAGCTATTTAGATGCAGGAACTTCTACTCCTACTTTTGCAAGTGCAGTAATTAATTCAAGTCTTACAGGTTCAGCAATATTAGATGATGATACTTTTGGTACAGCTTCAGCTACAACAGTAGCTACATCTGAATCAATAAAGGCTTATGTAGATAGTCAGGTTGGCACAGTAGATACACTTTCTGAGATACTTGCTAATGGCAATACAACAGGCGGTACTGATATTGCATTTGGTGATAACGACAAAGCAGTATTTGGTACTGGTTCAGATTTACAGATTTATAGTGATGGCGCAACAGGAATAATTCAACAGGTTGGTGCTGGTGTATTGCTTTTAAAAGGTCAAGATTTTTACATACAAAATGATGCTGGTGAAAACTTTTTAAGAGCTGAAACAGATGGTGCAGTTAGATTATATTATGATAATGCAGGTAAGTTAGACACAACCTCAACAGGTATAGACGTAACAGGTGCTATAACAACAGATGGTCTAACAACTTCAGCAGATATTAATTTTGGTGATGATGACAAAGCAGTATTCGGTGCTGGTAGTGATTTACAGATTTATCATGATGGTTCTCATAGTTATATTAAAGATGTTGGCACTGGTACTTTATACATAGCAGGAGATGCTGATATAGGTTTAACAAATGCAGCAGTAAATGAATGGAAAATTAAGGCTTCTACTAATGGAGCAG